AATAAAAGTGGTATATATCTTATTCATAACAACGTAAACGGTAAACAATAAGTAGGTAGTGGTACGGATTTAGCAAAACGACTTGCTACTTACTATTTCCCTTCTCGTTTGGATGATAATCGTTATATTTCTAATTCTATCTTAAAATATCGACACGCTAATTTTTCTGTAGTTATTTTATATGTTTTACGTAATACTGATATATCTATAAAGAAAGATATTATTAGTAAAGAACAACAATGCATAAATTTATATAAACCTGTGTATAACTTAAACCCTATAGCAGGGTCAAGTATGGGTTTCAAACATTCAGAAGAGTCTAAAAGACTTATATCCGAGTTCCGTATAGGTAAACCTTTGTCTGATGAAACTAAGAAAAAACTTAGTGCATTGTTTTCAGGTGAATTAAACCCATTTTGATCTAAAGTTCACTCTACTACCACTTTAGAAAAAATGAGTAAATCTAAAGTGGGTATATTAAATCCTATGTTTAACAAGGAAAAATCTAAGGAGTTTCTTGAACATATGTATAAAGATAGAAAGGGTTCTAATAATCCTATGTTTGGTAAAATCAAAAGCAAAGAAACTTTAGAAAAAATGAGCAAAAAAGTATATGTTTATGACAGTAATAAAGAATTTATTATACTTTATGATAGTATAAAGTTTGCTGTAAAAGATTTACATATAGCAGCTGAAACTATTAACAAGTACTTAGTTACAGATAAAATATACAAAAATAAATACTTTTATTCAAAATTAAAATAAAATTATTAATAGCAAAATACCATAAATTTGCTACAAGGAATGCCACGTCGGGTAAGTGATTACCCTGATGCTTTTACAGGTTGAAACTTTATTAGTAGTATCGGTTCAGTAATATCTGTAGCTGCTACTGCACTATTCTTACAAATAGTGTACTTACAACTTGTAAAAGGTAAAGCTATATATGGTTATATATGAGCTGTCCCTCAACTATTTAGTGATTATTTCAGAATACTAACGGATAGATGTAGTCCTGGTTTAGAATGAGCTTTACATAACCCACCTAAACCACACGCATTTACTAGCTTGCCTTTACAGAGTACTGCTGTAATAGGGGCTAATGTACACTATCTAATAGTTCTAATAGGTATGGCATTATTAATATATAGTGGTAATTCTTTATATGCTGACTTTATTATGTGTGATGCACCTAGAGCTTGAGGACTTTACTTCCAAGATAGTGCTAGTCCACAAATGGAAGCTCTAGTGGAGTTACATGATGATATTATGTATTATCTAGTAGCCATATTATTTAGTGTGGCTTGAATACAGGGAGCTATCATTAAATATTTTAATATGGCTAAATATCCTATTAGTAACAAATATCTTAATCATGGTAAAAGTGTGCCTATTCGAAAGTGTTCTAAGTTTAAATTTATACCGTTAAATTATAAAGTATCTACCCATATACGTACTTATTGTACTCTACCTAATACGGATAATAATCCGGCTAAAGTTTATGAAGATGCTTATTCTATGAAAAATATAATTATAAAAGAAAATATAGGTAAATCTGGAATCTACATGTTAACTAATAAACTTACAGGTGATATATACGTAGGACAATCGTCTGATATATCCAATAGATTTAAAAATTACTTTAATCTTAGTTATTTAAAAAGTAAGAAAGGGCTTATAATAAGTAGAGCATTAATTAAATACGGATACTCTAATTTTTCTCTTATTATATTAGAATATTGCAATAAATCTGATTTATCAAAAAGAGAACAATATTACTTTGATAAATTAGAACCACAATACAATATATTAAAAATAGCAGGTAGCTCTAAAGGTTTTAATCATTCAGATGAAACTAAAGCTAAAATTAGTAAAGCTTTAAAAGGAATATATATAGGGGAGAAATCTGCTTTATTTGGTAGCTTAAAAACAGAAGAAACCAAACAACTAATGAGTTTAAAAAAAGCCGGTGAAAATAATCCTTTATATGGTAAATTTCACAATGAAGAAACTAAAAATTTAATGATACAAAAAGCTTTAGGTAGAAAACACTCTGATGAAACTAAATTAAAAATTAGCGCAAAAAGAGGAAATCCTGTGAATATATATGAGAAATGTTCATCAGAAGAATTTAAATTAATAGGTAGTTTTATTTCAGCAAGAAGAGCTGGTAAATTTTTAGAAATGAGTGGTAGTACTGTAATAAAATATATGAATTCAGGGGCAATTTATAAACACAGATATAAATTTTCTTCTCAATAGTAGTAAATACTTTTAAACTTAGAAATACTTCGAAAAAAAAATTTTAACTATATGCTGGAAGTTTCTAAAACCTTGGATATTATAATATATATAATTATATATTATCAATGAAAATTCCAAAGGATGTAACAATGAATAATCAGCAGGAAACCTAAGTAATCTTTTATCCTTTTATTTATTAAAAAGAGGCGATTATGATAAGGGATCCTCAGAGACTACACGTGAAACAGCCAGTTTATGTTTCGGTTGTATGTCATACAACCTTAGCGGAAAACATAATAAAAATTGGTTGATAATATAGTCCAAGATTTTATATGAAAATATAAAAGATTAACATGAATTGTTAATACTGACACTATTACCGTCGATGGGACGAAATTTAATCGTTATAAAATCATTAACGTTCAAAAGGTATTATAGCAACTCTTATAAGCTTAATAATAAGAACAATATAAATAATAATGATGATAATTCAGAGTCTGAAGGAATTAATATTAGCAATCCTTTAGATAAAAATAAAAACATGACAATTTATATTGATATAGAGTCTAACAAAAAAACTATTTTAGCGGAAAATAAGGGTAAGCCTGGAATCTATATGATTACTAACAAATTAACTAAAGATTTCTATATTGGACAATCAAAAAACCTTTATAATAGATTTCTAAATTATTTTAATCCTGCTTATCTTAAAAGATCCCCTAATTCTAGAATAGGTAGAGCCATTCTTAAGTATGGTTACTCAAAATTTTCTCTGACTATTTTAGAATATTGTGATAAAGCAGATTTAACAACTAGAGAGCAGTACTATTTAGATAATTTAAACCCTATTTATAATATCTTAAAAACCGCAGGAGTATACGCCGTTGATTTTACTCATACTGAAGAGACTAAAAGTCATTTAAGTAAATCTTTAAAAGGAGTTTATGGCGGAGAAAAATCCTACTGATATGGTAAAAAACTTTCAAGCGAAACGAAAGCTCTTATGAGTTCCAAAAAAGCTAAGGAAAATAATCCTTTATTTGGGAAAAAACATAGTGAAGAAACTAAAGATTTAATGAGAGAAAAAGCTTTAGGAAGAAAACACTCTGAAGATACCAAATTAATAATGAGCTCTAAACGTGGAAGTTTGGTTAATATACTTGAAAGGTGTGATAAAGAAGGTTTTAAATTGATAGGTAGTTTTGTTTCCGCAAGGAAAGCAGGTATCTTTTTAGGAATTAGTGGTAGCACGGTAGTAAAATATATGAAATCTGGAGAAATATTTAAATATAAATATAAATTTTCTCCCCAATAGAACTCTTACTAGTTCTTTCCCCTTAATTGCGAAGCGTCCCTGAATAAAAATTTGTAAAAATAAAATACCAATTGAATATAACCCGGTGGTGTAGAAAAGGTCAAACTGGTGTAAAACAATTAATGTGAATCGAGACGACACTTATAGAATTAATTTGAACAATAACTCCTGCATTAATCTTGGTGTTAATAGCTTTTCCTTCTTTTAAACTACTTTATTTAATGGATGAAGTTACAGATCCATCATTATCTGTTTTAGCAGAAGGTCATCAATGATATTGAAGTTATGAATACCCAGATTTTTTAAATAGTGATGGAGATTTTGTAGAGTTTGATTCTTATTTAGTACCTGAATCTGATTTAGAAAAAGGAGCTTTAAGAATGCTAGAAGTTGATAATAGAGTTATACTACCTGAAATAACACACACTAGATTTATTCTTACGGCTGCAGATGTAATTCATTCATTTGCTATTCCTGCTTTAGGTATAAAGTGTGATGCATAAAAAAAAAATAAGTGTAGGCTACTTATTAATTGTGCAATAAAGAGCCAAACTCCGGGGAAGCCCTAAAGCTCTAGTAACCAAAGTCTCCTCGGAAACTAGGAGATCGGCCTGATTAATGATTCAGGGTAAGGTAACATCACTAGAGATGATAGTAATTGAAATGGGTGATCGCGGATCTAAATCAGACAGTGTCTGTAAAAGAGCAACGAGTAGACGGTTCTTCAACTTTTATAGTTGTAAGGTGTACTCTAGTCGCCGGGAAACCGGTTTTAGGGAGAAATCAAGTAGATAGGCTTATCTGTCTATAAAGTAACCCTAGATTAAAGTTACTACAACAGCCTTGGCCTTATTACTATTTAGGATAAAGTTGTAATTCGGCCTTTATTCAAGCCATATATTTAAGGATATAAACACGATAAACTCTTATAAAATAGCTGTGGCTATGAGTACTATTCTTTTAGTTATGTCCTTTAAATCTTTAATGTGTTTATATAGAGGCACAAAACTGACACCAAACCTAGTAGATAAACTTAGTATAGGTAGACAGGCACAATCAAGTAGAGGCAATAAACTACGTGAAATGCAACGTGCCTCTTATATATTAAACGCAAAAGTGGAATGGTTTAGACCCCGTTTGCATGGTGTAAACGCATTAAACTCCGTTAGATTTGAGTCGAATGCAGTAACATCTCTTTACAATAGTAAAACATCTCGTACTCTCAGTCTAGTTCAAGAACATATAGCCAAAGGTAA